TTCATTAATATTGTTCTGGACAGGTTTTCAGCAACTTTATCTGATAAATTATTTTCTGCTATCAACCTTTGTTTCAAATTAGAGTGAATCCTAGAAAGCATTAGTGAACCTTGTCATCTTTATCCCTTAATAACTGGTTGGCATCTGCAATATCTGCGGCATCCTCTGCCCATTTAATGTCAAAGGTCCTGTCTTCTACAACAACAGTATGTTTCGGACTCCAGCCTGCTTGAGTCTTTAACCAAAACGTAGTCATACTAGGAGATTCTCCACTAACAGCCATTTCATAGGCTACGCCTGCAACTCTGGCTGTACGCTTTTCCTTCCCTACTAATAGGTTGTGAGAATAGTATTTAGTGAGGGTAGCATTAGAAATACCCATTATTTTGGCAATAGTATGCTGGTCCAGTCCTATACAGACCATCTCTTCTACCTTAGAATAGTCGTCATCTGTGGGTTTATAGGTTTGACCACGCTTGATTCTGGACTTCTTACCGCCTGCTTTCTTAGATTCTGCTGATAATCCGCCTGTTGGTCTACCTCTCTTGCGTTCAATCTTAATTACCGCATCCGCAGGTACAATTCCCTTAGCTGACGCTACCGCATAGCGTAGTTCTTCTTCTAGTTCCTTCTCTATTTGTATTATTTCGTCTTCTGAATCAACAGAAACCTTGCCTTTTTGTGACATAAGTAAATTATACCATTATTAAAATATTGCTTTCCCATACTTAGTTATAATCTTAGAATTTTTCTAAAGTCTTTTCTTCTGATTGTTTATTCTGCTGGTGGTTTTGTCAGAAGCAAACTTCTTTAATTGTTATACTAAGATTACTCGTAAAGCTTATTTAGAAAATTAAGCAATATTATACCATAAAATTCACTTTATGTTTACTAAGAATACATTAATATGCCCGAATTAGATGCTATGTTAACTACTTTGGATGAAAAATAATAATTTTGGATAGGGGTCAGTTCGGCCCATGGAGAAAAAAATAAAAAAGGGTGTGCGGGGGCCCGCTTTCGGGGTTTCCTAGCATGGTTCCGAGCCGCTTTCATGGTTCCTTTTAACCTTTAAACATAGATGGGCATGGATAGTTTTTTGAATAATTCACGCTCACTTATAGGGCTGTTTTATATGTAATTACATTGTAATACATACTACGCCCTTAGTTTTATTTTACAAATAGTTTACACTTGGCCTTAATTTCCTGTATTATTCTTTACATAGGCCAAGCGGTTCAGCCTATATAGACCAAAAAGAACCATAACTATAAAAGGAAGATACAAATGAAAACTACAACAGGCACAATGGAAATGTTAAACGATAGAAAAAAAGAAGACTTACACCACTACGAGGGAACTACAGGACGAGCTTGTGTTGTGTACTTACTCAAGGCTTACGAAGATTCAGCCCGTCCTAATTGGGAATATGAATTTAATGAGTGTGACAATCCTAATCATCAGTATGAAGATGGTACCTATGAATTCCCACAGTATGCTTTAGGTGTATATTCAAAAGGTGAATGGAAAGAAGCGGAAGCTCATGGCAAGCGACATACTAAGAGAACCGGTGAGAAGTACGGCATTATGGAAACGTTTTTGACACTGTAGGCCGCCTTAACCTACTAAGCCCCTTAATTGGGGCTTTTTAGGTGAAAGAAGTACAATTTTACTAACTATATAAGGAAATAAAATGGAAAATAAATTAAAAGGCATGATACTAAACGATAGTAATAACGTAGTATCAATTATTACTTTTAAAAGTAGTAATGTAAAAACCGGTGACATGTGTCAAGTTTGGATTTTAAGAAATGACATAAATCCAGTTGAAGCGATAAAACAGAATAAAGATGATTTAATTTGTTTCGATTGTCCGCATAGAAAAAATCGTTCCTGTTATGTTAATGCCGGACAAGCCCCGTTACAAGTTTATAAGAGTTATAAAAAAGGTATTTATGAGTCTTTAGATTTAAATAAGCTTTCACAAGCTTTAAAATTTAAAAATGTGCGTTTTGGTGCATATGGCGAGCCGATTTTAATACCTTTAAAAATAGTTAAGTTTATTATAAATAGTGCCATGTCATATACTGGATACACCCACCAATGGAATAATCCAAAATATAAAGACTATTCGTCATTATTTATGGCTTCTATTGATAGCCCAAAACAATTAGAACAAACTATTAAAAACGGGCTAAGGTCTTTCAGGGTATCAAGTAATAATGATATTTATGATAATGAAGTTATTTGTCCAAATATAACTAAAGGCATTACTTGCAATGTGTGTACCTTATGCGATAATCAAGGTAAACATAAAAACGCTAAAAGTATAGTAGTGCCAGTGCATGGTACAAAGGGAAAGATTAATAATTTTAATTTAATAACTATATAGAGGTATATAACAATGATTGACATTTTAGATACGACAATTGACATTTTACTTGCATTATTTATGATGATTAGTGCATTAGGTATGGGAATACTTATTACTTTATTTTGTAAGTATTATTTATTTAAAGGTAAGCGGTAGGCCTTAACTACCGGATAATATAAGGATAAAAAATGTTTGACTTTGAAAAAAATGAGAAGCGGGCTTTAGCACGCTGGGAAAAAATTACAGATTTTGAAGTGAATCAAATTCGTGATTTTAGGGAAAGCCTAGGCGTTGATTTTAATAACGAAAGGGAAGCCTATTACACCGTTGATAAGCCGGTCAAGGGCTGGTGTGATTTGATGGTGGCATGGGATAATGATTTTGGCAGTCATTTACCCTTTCAAATGGGCTGGTTTGGATATGGTACAGAATATGAAGCCCTAGACGTGGCATATAATAATGCCGTTGAACTGGGCTTACCGCTTAACTATACAACTGAAAGCGGTCAACGTATTTTGATGTAAGGACCAAAAAAGAGGCCCCGCTTAATTGCGGGGTTTTTTTCGTCTGGGCTAAATATACCCCTACCTTACCCCTTACCTATGCAATAATAATGGCTGTATGGGCGGATTTGGAAGCCTGAATGTGGATTATTTTAATTTATTTTATGCATTTAGTTACATTTTAAAATTTAGGCATGATATAATTCCCCTGTAATAAAATAATATAACAACAAGGATAGTGAAAAAACAAGGATGGTGAAAAATGAGTATGGATTATAATGATGTATGGGAATTTGGTGTAACAAGTGACTGTTGTGGTGCTGGTGTTTACTTGGATGGTATTTGTTCAAACTGCAACGACCATTGCACACCAGTTGAAGAAAATGATGAGGAAGAAAAAAGTAATTTGATGGATGTATACCGAGATGTTGGGATGAGTCCATCTGATTTTTTATAATAATGGAGGAAAATAAAATGCAAAGAATATATAAACATTTTGAAACACCAGAGCAAGCAATGGTATGGGCCAGTAGCAGATTTGTACCTAATGTTAGTGCTATTCGTTCTGCTTTACAGCGTAGTGAGGATTATAAGGCCGAAATTCCGGACTGGGATTTGGAGGTAGTCTTTACTCTTACTGATGCACTTACTCACTTAGAGCAACAGGGTATGCAAAGGCTTAGTGCTAAGAATATTCTGGATGCAGTAAAATCGTGGGAGTAATTAAAGAATACCTGTTGGATGATGGTACTGTAACAACTGTTGCAGAGGTCATGGAACGGACTGGGCTGGCTTACACCGGCTCAGTCAACAGGCTAAGATTATTTACTTGTCCGGCCCAAGTATTCGAGTCAAGAAAACAACAGGGAATACCCAAAGGTACCACACTCAAACGCCCAAAAGAATGGGTCAATGAGCCAGACAAGGTTTGTGCTGGTATTCCTTATGATTGTGCTTATATGGATGGGAATATTAACGAAAGAGGTTTTGTATTTGACAGATATGGTAACATGTTGTCTGCAACACAAAGAAAGGCCCTTGCTGAATACAGGGCTAAACTACGCCAGCAATGGCTTAACAATAGAGAGGTAATAAAATGAGAGATTTTACTTTAGAAGGCATTGTTAAAATGCATGAAGAAATTATTGACCGACAAAAAGAGTTGAGGATAGAGAAGATGCACCTACATAGTGTACTTCATGCTCATTTAATAACTCTGAAAGATGGTGAACGATTTAAAATACGAAATACGTACTTCAATAGAGATACTAAGAAGCAAGTTGGTGGTACTATAAGATATGTAGGAGGAAGATGAAATGAGTACAGAATGGTTAATAGAATTTGAGCGAGAACTCATAAGAAAAAATAAGGCACGTGCAACCCTAAGAGCAGAGTTGGATGATAAAATTGAACAGCTAAGAATACTTCAAGATAGTATAGACAAATTGATTGATGATACCTTGAGTGGTGGCCAACCCTCTAGGGAGGATGTTGAATGGGATTTACTGGACCAGAAATTAAATGGAGGAAAAGATGACGAATGAAATATTAAGATTAAATGAGCAACTTGATGAAATTTATGACATGGTTGTTGGTGATGATGGGCGTAAGCGTTATACTCATGAAGAAATCATAGATAGATTAAAAGAATACTATGATTGCTATGCGTGGGTATGTGACTTTGGCTCTTTTGTTGATGTTCATAACGACCTTGTTAAACAAAGAGGAGGATAATAATGAGTAAGATGGGCCAATACGTAGTGTGGTGCGAAGAAAAAGGATACACCAATGAGTATGGTGAAGTTTATAGTATGGACCACGTGGATGAATATATGAAAACACAGGAGTACCAGAGAGAACACGACCAGCAATCACGCAAAATTGTGGACTCTTTGGATAAAGACAATTCATAATATATGTAACATCAGAAGTGTGCTAAAATATTACCAATTCTAAGAAACACACTTCTGATGAAACCACCAGCACAATAAACAATCAGAAGAAAAGACTTAGTATTACTAAGAGTGTGACAGGTTTTTCTTCCATTTTTTCCTGTTGCACTTTTAGTAGTATTAACTACTAGGGCCGGTCTACCCTTTAGGCCATGATGTTAACTATAAAGGAGTTAAAAATATGAGCGATTACATAGCACTAACAGGTGAAACTGTGTTTAATAAAGTAAATACACCAGATAATTTCAGAGGTCAAAATAGGTATGCCTTGACGATTGCTCTGGATAAGGCTGGTAAAAAACTTGCTGAAAAGAACGGACTTGCTACTAAGGATTATGAGGGTAAGACCCAAATAACTTCTAAACGCAAGGCTGATTTTGGTCAACCTAAAGTGTATGATGTAGAAAAAAATGAGGTGGATGCTACTCATCTATCCTTGTTTGGGGATAAGGTTACAATGCTAGTTAAGAAAGGTAAAGAACCTTATGATAACTACACGTACTTGGAACGTGTTAGAGTGGAGGAAAAAGCAGAGGGAGTTAGTGAGTATGACCCTGCTGAATTTTAATATCTAACATATACCATAGGGGTATAATAATGGGGCTACCAAATTGGTGGCCCTATTTTATTTGAGGAGGAAAAAATGGATAGTAAGTTAATACGTAAGGAACAATGTCCAGACTGTGCAAAAATGGGCAAGGATACAAGTAAGGATAATCTAGCCATCTTTTCTGATGGTCATTACCATTGTTTTTCTTGTAGCAAACATGGATTCACTAAGAACAACAAGCAACAGCCCAAACCCACTAAACCCACTAAAGAAAAAGATGATAGTTGGAAGCATGACTATCGTGGTGAATTTTATTCACTTATAGACAGGAGTTTGAGGGCCGAAACTTTAGAGAAGTATAAGGTCAAAGCAGAAAAGGATAACAAAGGAAATATAATTAAGCACCACTACCCATACTATAATCAGAAAGGTGAGATGGTTGGTATGAAAACAAGGATGGTTGCTGGTAAGAAATTCTTTGGTGCTGGGGATACTTCTAATACCAATATGCTTTTTGGTCAAAATCTATTTAGGTCCGGTGGTAAATTCGTCACTATTACAGAGGGTGAATTGGATTGTCTTAGTGCTTATGAAATGTTTGGCTCAAGGTGGGCTGTTGTTTCTATTAACAATGGTGCTCATTGTGTTGCTAGTATCAAAGCAAATTTAGCGTGGTTGGATTCCTTCGAGACTGTTATTATATGCTTTGACAATGACGAGGATGGTAGAAAATCCGCCAAAGAAATTGCCCCAATACTTGGTCCTAATAAATGTAAAATTTTAACTCTTGCCAAGCATAAGGATGCTAGTGATTACCTAACTTCTGGTGATACTAAGTCATTTTATGATGAGTGGTGGGAATGTCCAGAGTATACAGTTAGTGGCGTGGCTACTGTCGAGGAAATGCGGTTGGCCCTTGAAGATTACAGAGATACAGAACTCATACCTTTGCCAGAGTCATTTGGAAACTTGAACTATATGATGAGAGGTGGTATAGCCAGAGGTGAGTTGGTAAGTATTATTGCTCATACTTCCATTGGCAAAACTACCATACTTAATGAACTTATATACCATTTTGCTACCAAGACAGAAGAAAAGATTGGATGTTTCATGGTAGAGGATAACATAGACGAAACAATTAGAAAGGTTGTTAGTGTACATACCGGTGAAAACTTACAACTATTAAAGCCAAAAGAATTAAATGTAAAAAGTATAATGGATGAAGCACTAGACATTGGCTTCGCTTCACGCATACAATTACATAATGATGGTGGTGGTAGTATAGACTTAGAGGAAATGTTTTCCAAGATTAGATTCTTTGTAAAGGGATTGAACTGTACTGTCATTCTGGTTGACCCACTACATACTGCTATTAAAAATCTTTCCAATGAGAATATTGAGGAAGTAATGGACAGGTTTATTAAGCTCTGTAAGGAAACAAAAGTTGCAGTCATTCTAAGTACCCATACAAGGAAGCCAGATGATGGCTCTCATCCTCACAAAATTAGCGAATATGACGTGAAAGGTAGTGGAGCAATACCACAGGCTTGCCACGCTAATATTCTCTTCTCTAGGGATAAATTAGCAGAGGATGAATACACTAAAAATTCTACTCGTATTCGTGTGCCGAAATTAAGACGTACTGGGCAGACAGGTGAGGGCGGATGGACCTACTTTAATCCAGATAAGGCACGCTTAGAAAAAGGACACAACCCAGATATGGGTAAGGATAATGATGCGGACTTTTAGTTGTGACATAGAAACTGATGGTCTAAATCCTAGTGTTATTTGGTGCATAGTATTACAGGATGTACACGACAATCAGATTATTGCATTTCATGGTGACAGCCTTAACCTATTCAAACCATACATAGAGAGTGAGGCAATGGCTCTTGTATTTCATAATGGTATAGACTTTGACATTCCAGTATTAGAAAGATTACTAGGTATAGATTTTACTGACATAGACATAGAGGATACATTAGTAATGAGTCAACTAGATGAGCCACGTAGGGAGGGTGGACATTCTCTTTCCAGCTGGGGAGAGTTTATGGGATTTGAAAAAGGTGAGCATGAGGACTGGTCCAAATTTTCGCAGGAAATGCTAGAGTATTGTAAGCGGGATGTCCAAGTTACCACTAAATTATATAAACTTATGATGCAGAAAGGATTGAGCAAGGATGCCAAGCAGTTAGAGTATGCCACCAAGAAGCAATGCTCATTACAAGAGAGGACTGGATGGATGTTCGACAATCATGGTGCTATGATTCTACTACAACAAATCAATGAAGATTTACGTAGGGCCGAAGAAGAAGTACACAAGACATTTAAACCTCTACCTATATGGAGGAGTAAACAACCAGTAAAAAATAAATTCAAGAAAAACAATACCAGAACTAAAGGATACCAAGCAGAGGTGGCCCTGCAATGTCATACTAATGATGAGGGTGACTATGGCTACTGGGCGTATCCAGAATTAAATTTAGGTAGTAGACAACAAGTAGGTAGACATCTCATACACTATGGATGGAAGCCGGAGGTCTTTACAGCGACAAAACTACCAAAGGTGGATGAGTCTACATTAAAAGATGTGGACATACCAGAAGCAAAACTCATAGCACGTTACCTCATGCTACAGAAAAGACAAGGCCAAGTAAATTCATGGCTGGATGAATTTAATCCAGACACAGGAAGAATACACGCCAGAGTACATACAATGGGTACTGTCACACACAGGATGAGCAGTAGTAATCCTAACCTACAACAAGTGACTGCTAGTGGTAAGGAATATGGTGCAGAAATGAGAGCACTATTCATTGTGCCGGAAGACAAAGTGCTGGTTGGTGCTGACCTCTCTGGTCTGGAACTAAGGTGTCTGGCCCACTATATGAAGGATGACAAATATACTAAAGAGATTGTGTCTGGTGACATTCATACTGCAAATCAGAAAGCAACAGGATTAGACAATAGGGATAAGGCTAAGACATTTATATATGCTTTTCTTTATGGTGCAGGGGATGCCAAGATTGGTAGTATAGTGGGCGGTACTTTAAAGGATGGAAAAAAACTCAAGGATAATTTTCTTAAAAATACACCGGCCCTTAAGAAACTAAGGGAAGTTGTAAGTAGAGCATCAGACAAGGGATACTTGAAGGCCCTTGATGGTAGACGTGTGCTGGTTAGAAGTCAACATGCCGCCTTAAACTTCCTACTTCAAAGTGCAGGAGCAATCATAGCCAAGAGGGCATGGGAAATATTCCATATTCTTGCAGATGACTTTGATTATAAACAGCTTGGGGTTATACATGATGAGATACAATTAGAGTGTAGACCAGAGGAGGCAGAAGCACTAGGATATTTAATTATAGATGCTATGGAAGCAACAACAGAATACTATAAATTAAATTGTCCAATCACAGGTACATACAAAATAGGGAGGAATTGGAATGAAACACACTAGGTCATGAAAAAATAAATTTGACAGGACTAAAAAAATATGTTAACATGGTGGCTCTTTAACTAGAAATGGAAAAATAAAATGATAAAAATGTCAGATGCGTGGTATCAACTTGGGTTTCACGACCATGTTAATAATGACCACGATAAAAGAATGGAACTAAAAGCAAAAGGTATACATGATAATGCTCGTAAGAAGGCTGACCAAATAGCCAAGAAGTTCAAGACAGAGAAACAGGCAGAGAAATACATTGCCAGTTTGCCTAAAGAACTTCAGAAGTATTATAGAGTACGAAAATTGTTTGGACTGTTCCTGTAAACCTATGGAACTATAGTAAATAATACTAGGGTAGGTAGAAATGCCTACCCTTTTTATTGGGAGGAACTGGAATGAAACACACTAAAAAAACAATACTTGAGAGAAGGGCGGAGATTGAAAAAATCAATCCGGATTACTACACAAAAGGAATAGAAACAATCGACTATATTATTTCTCATTCTATGAATTACTTAGAGGGAAATCTGGTAAAATATGTCACACGGTACAAACACAAGAACGGACTCGAAGACCTGCTGAAAGCAAAATGGTACTTGGACCGTCTTATAAAGAATTATAATGAGAAGGGAGATAGAAAGTGAAAACTAAACGATACTTTGTAATTAGTATGCCAGAGGGTAAGGCATTAGCTTTTTCAAATGGTATAACCATGACTTATAATACCAAGCAAGAAGCAGAGCAAGATATTAAAAATGGAAAGCGTTATGGTTTTAGGGATGAAAGATTGGTTGAGATTAGGGAGAAGGTGTAATGAAAAAAATTGATACAGTAATAAATGATGTATATGATGTTATGAAGTCAAAGGACTACACAGGTCATTTGAAAAGTATAGCAATGCAATGTGGTCGTGAAGTAGAAGAGGCAGTTATAAATGCATTCGAGCCTTATGAGCAGAAGACAAACTTAAGAATGTCTAGCATAGGTCGTTGTGAAAGGGCACAGTGGTATGCTGTGAAAGGGTACACACCGGAGGAGCTGGAAGGAAGTGTGTACCTTACCTTTCTACAAGGACATATAATGGAAGCTATGTTGGTTGCATTGATTAAGTTGGCAGGCCATGATGTACAGGACCAACAGAAGAAACACACTGTTGAGGATATTAATGGCTCTCAAGACTGCACTATAGATGGTGAGCTGGTTGACATCAAGACTGCTAGTGCATGGTCCTTTGACAATAAGTTTAAAGAGACTGGCTTAACTGATGATGGCTTCGGCTATGTCAAACAGTTATCCGCTTATGGTAAGAATGACAACAGAGAGCATGGCTACTTCTTGGCGTTCAATAAGAATAAGTCAACACTTAAATTGTGCAGGCAGGAACTAGAGCAGGATGTGGATACTTATATAGTAGACTTGAAAGATAAGATGGAATCTGATGAGCCACCTATGAGAATAGCTAAGGCTACTACTTATAGTAAAGCAGAAGGCAAAGAAAAGCTTTGCATGGACTGTGCTTTCTGTGGCTTCAAAGAAGACTGCTACGGTAGTCTGGTTGCCAAGCCAGTACCGTCTGGTAAAATAACCAATTACTTTGTTGACACACATGGGGCTGACTTTTGAAATTACTTCCCGAACTTAAGACATACATCGCATCTCGGTATGATGTATGTCTTATTTGCGATGAGTTGGAAATTGAGCCAGAAGAACTCTTAGATAAATTTGAAGAAAGATTAATTGCCAAGAAGGATAGATTTCTGGAAGATTTTGAGGAACAGTATTGAAACGAAACACATTCTTCTATTGGTTAGTATTTAAGATAAGCTACCATGTTACCTTTATATATTATATAGTTAGAAATCTTTTCACAAGGCATGAAAAATAAGAGACACCCAATAAAGAACAAACTAAAGTATGCCTTAAGGTACGACAGGCTATGGCATACTAAAAAAATTACTGACAAGAAAAAAGAACAGAAGAAGAGAGGAGACTATATTGAAGACACTACCGAATGACTATCAGAATTTTATAGCACTAAGCAGGTATGCTAGGTGGTTGCCGGAAGAGAAGAGAAGAGAGACTTGGGAAGAGACTGTTGCTAGGTACTTTGACTTCTTGGAAGAACACCTTAAAGAGAATACCAATCAAGAACTAGTGCCGAAGACTAGAAAGATATTAGAGAAGGCTGTACTGGATTTAGAAGTTATGCCTAGTATGAGAGCCTTGATGACAGCAGGTAAGGCATTAAAGGAAAATCATAT